AGATGTAGCCTACGATGCAGATGGCAACGAAGTCGCATACGATAAAGATGCAGTTCAGGCTTATGTAGATGCTCATGCTTATATTGCTAAAAGAGCCGCAGAATACCCACCCATCACCGATTACATTGATGGTGTAGTAAAGGGTGACCAAGCACAGATTGATAAATACATTGCTGACTGCTTGGCGGTTAAGCAACGCTTTCCTAAAGGGGTAGCATAATGGCATCAATTATTAACGCAACTACTAGCACAGGACTTGTTTCTAGTGCTGACAACTCAGGCTCATTACAACTAGCTACTAATAACGGCACTACTGCTGTAACGATTGATACTTCACAGAATGTAGGTATTGGTACTGGTAGTCCTGATGGTAAATTAACCATTGAAACTGCTAACTCAAATACCCCAAGAATCCGTTTTCAAAACGCATCTTTTGATGGTGATGCGGCAGTATCAACTTTTGTTTCTAGCACAGGTACAGATTTAGTTTTAGGTTCAAATACCTATATTAATTCTAGTGGAAATTTAGCAAGATTTGATTCCGCACAAGCTGGTTCGTATGTATATGCTGGTAGAACAGGAAATTTATTTTTTGGAACAAACGATACTAGCGGTGTAGCAACAGAACGGATGCGTATTGCTTCTGATGGTAATGTAGCTATTGGAACTTCTACTCCTTTAGTAGGTAGAATAACTGTTGCATACAATTCAAATAGTGGTGCTGGAATAATAATTAATCAAACAAATGCTGGTGCGGCTGGTAATTTAATGTCGTTTAGGCTAAATAATGTGGAAGTAGGTAGTATTTACCAAAACACCGCAAATACATCTTACATTACTTCTTCTGACTATCGCCTGAAAGAAAACATTGCACCGATGACTGGTGCTTTAGCTAAAGTAGCACAACTCAAACCATGCACATACACTTGGAAAATTGATGGCTCTGATGGTCAAGGCTTTATTGCCCATGAACTTCAAGCGGTTGTGCCCGATGCTGTTGTTGGCGAAAAAGATGCTGTAGAAACATACACCGATAAAGATGGCAACGAACAAACTAGAATCAAACCACAGGGTATTGATACATCATTCTTAGTAGCAACATTAACTGCCGCTATCCAAGAACTAAACGCTAAAGTAGAAGCACAAGCAGTCCGCATCGCTGAATTAGAAGGAGCAAAATAATGCCAGCAATTATTGACGGCTCGGTTGGTAGCCAATTCCCAACAACAATCGGTGTGGGTAACGCTACTCCATCAACAAGCGGTGCTGGTATTACATTCCCCGCTACTCAATCAGCAAGCACAGACGCTAATACGCTAGATGATTATGAGGAAGGTACTTGGACACCAACAGTAACTCCATCAAGCGGTAGTTTAACTGCTTATGCATCAAGCGGTGTGTATGTAAAAATAGGTAGGTTTGTTCAAGTCGTAGGTGTTTTTACATTGACAACTCCGGGAACTGCTAGTGGATATGGAATTTTTGGTGGGCTTCCTTTTACTGCCGTTGGTCCATCAGGCGCTTATAGAGATGCTCTTGGAACGGGTCGTGAAGATGGTGCAACTGGAGTTTTCTATCAAGTTGTTGTAGGACCCAGTAGCGGTGCTTTTGGCATGACAACTACGGCAGATGGTCCTATTACTTGGACTAGTGGCTATGAATATGTTTTTACCATGACCTTTCAAACGGCTTAAGGAATTAATATGGCACTCACAGAACGCACAGAAATTGACAAAATTGAAGTAGTAGAGCAATGGGTTATCCAAGTCCGTCAGGCTACCACTATTCAGCGAGATGGTGAGTTTGTATCCCGCACATTCCATCGTTGGGTATTAACTCCTGATATGGACATTAGCGACCAAGAACAAAAGGTTCAGGACATCGCAAATGCGGCATGGACACCAGAAGTCAAGACTGCCTATGAAGCATTTAAGGCTGAACAAGCTAAACGGATGCCATAATGTTTATCATTGACTGGGTTTTTGATAAGATGGGCTACACCAAAAAGGTGCATTGGCTTACTGTGCTAAATTCTTGGGAAGGTGAAGTTAAAGCCACGCCCAAAAAACCTGCGATTAAAAGAAAACCTGCCGTCAAAAAAACTCCTACTGTCAGGAAAAAAAATGGCTAACGAGATTGAAAAAGAAATCGTTAAAGAAGCCATTAAAGAGTGGTTAAACGAGAAAGTAACCCAGTTTGGTTGGTTCTCTATCCGTACTATTTTCTATGTATTTGTAGCTGGTTTAGGCTATGCCTACCTAACAACTCATGGGTGGTCTTTGCCAAAATGAAACTATGGAACTTCACGAAGGGATTAAAACCCTAACTAGTAACCTTGATACAAGCCGTCAATCGGCTAAAGAATTGTCTAAAAGTATTGAGAATGTACAAAAAGAAGCCACAGATGTTGCAGTACAAAGGAACATAGATAGACGCAGAGAATTACGAGAAAACGAAGTACGCAAAGAGTTATTCCTAAAACGGGTATTAATTCAATGGGAACACGAAGAACGGGTTAGACGAGAAGAAGCACAGATTAGGGCAGATTTTCTAAAAAAGTATGGCAAACGATGGGCAGAAGTCGAAGCCCTAAAAGCCAAGTTAGAGAAGCAAGAGAAAGAGTTTCAGAAAGAATTTAACAAAGATTTAAACAAGGCTAGAAATGCACAGTTTTGGTGTTTTGCAATAGCTGGCGTAATAGCTTATTTTTTAGTATGGGGTTATAAATAATGTTTCCATTGACAGCAATTCTTGATATTGGCACAAAGCTCATCGACAAGCTTATCCCCGACCCCGAAGCTAAAGCCAAAGCTCAGTTAGAACTAGTAAAACTCCAACAAGAAGGCGAACTGGCTAAGATGCAAGCCGATATAGCCGAAGCCCAAGAAGTTACAAAGCGTTGGGAAGCCGATATGTCTAGCGACTCTTGGTTATCCAAAAACATTCGCCCAATGGCTCTAATCGCTATTTTTGGTGCTTATTTCCTATTTGCCATGATGTCAGCCTTTGGGTATGACGCTAACCAAAACTATGTGCAGTTGCTCGGTCAATGGGGGCAAATCGTATTTCTAGCCTATTTTGGTGGTAGAACGGCTGAAAAGATTATTGAGATGAAAGCTAAGAAATGACAGGCGAGTTTGAGAAGTCTTTAAAACGCATCCTAAAGCACGAGGGCGGTTTTGTTAATGATGCCCTTGACTCAGGCGGTATGACCAATCTAGGCGTTACTAAGCGTGTTTGGGAAGAATTTGTTGGGCATCCTGTATCCGAAGCTGATATGCGAGCCTTAACCCCTGAAAAAGTCGGCTCAATGTATAAAATGAAGTATTGGAACTCCAGTTATTGTGAAGTCCTACCGAAAGGCTTAGATTATGTGGTATTCGATTTTGCCGTTAATGCAGGCACAGGCAGAAGCGTTAAGACGCTACAACAGGCAATCGGATGCGTGGCTGACGGAGTTATCGGGCCTAAAACTATGGCAGCAATTAATGATGCAAACCCTAAAGACCTTATTGCAAAGTTTTCAGACGCTAGGGCAGACTTCTATCAAGGCATAGTTGCAAGAAAACCCGACCAAGCTCGCTTTATTAAAGGGTGGCTTAATCGGGTTGAGGATGCTAGAAAACTAGCTCTTGAGGAATATAACCAAGACAATAAAGAGTCCTAGTAACAACAAGCCTTTTTCAGTCCAATACGCCCTGTTAAGACGGGCTGGGTCATGGATTAAATAAGACTGAAGCTCAAGCATATCTGCGTCTTTCTCGACATACTTAGGTGGCACATAATACTTACCAATGCTGACTTTTCCGTTGTTGTATGGAATGTTCATAGATAACTCGCTAAACCATAACCTAGAGTTGTACACGCTACTGCAAATAACACAAATAAAATTGTAGCTACAAATGGGTTCATTCAAACTCCTCGCTTTCTAAATCTTCAACATCGTAAATAAATGCCATAACTTCACTATCTACATGAATGTGTTTCTTAGCTAATTCAGGCTTATGCTCAATAGCCGTATGGACTTCTTGGACTAGCTGATAGGCTTGGTATAGCTTATCAATCATTTCTTGGCGGGTCACGATATACCCCCAGTTCTCCACACATAAACAATAGCAGGTATGCCAAACGCCAACACACCTGCAACCATACCTAATAAAAAGTCTTTCATAAATCCCCCTTAGTTAAACAACGATTAAATATTAAGCCAACTTAACTATTTGTGCAAGAATTATTTAATGTGTGGCTAAAAAGCAACAGGGCAGATTTGGTAGCTGTTACATGTAACGCTGAAAGCCACAAAATTCGTTACTTGCTACATCCTCTTGCGATGGCTTAACGCCCTGCGAAAAGGTGGGGTGGCCCTCTGTGTGAAGGAGATTGTGGCAGGGGGATTGCCGCCACCCCGTAATCATTATAGTTTGTTTTTTGCCCTATAAAACGCTAATAAATGGGTAAAACATTCCCACCCAATTCTCAGGTCATCTTCAGGTATCTCTACTAGTTTAGCCTTATTTTGTAGGGCGTTGACATAAACAATGGCACACCGAGCTTTGGGCATCTCAAACCCTTGTCGGTAGGCTGACAACTGCATTTGGTGGTCAAAGAAGTAATCGAGCTTGTCTAGGTCTTTCTCAGTCGTTTTAAAGTCAACCACAAAGCCTGACTTGGCAACTAGGTCGCATTTACCGCCAAACCCACCATAAGCAAAGGACTTTTCAGAAATCCATAGCTGTGAGCCAAAATGCTCGTTTATGGCGTTTTCTACGGCTCGGACATAGGGTGGTAGCTCAGGTATGTAAATACCCTCGTAGAAGGCTTCTATGACCCCATGTATCTGTGTTCCCCGTTCTGCCGCTTGCTTGGCGGTTTCCTTGCTATCAGCAACGACCCGACTTAGCCAATCTTCCTCAGATTCACCCTCTAAGCGAGGTAATGTAAGTGCAGCGAGTATTGCTTGCTCTTGCAACCATCGCTGTAACCCCTCACCCTTGCTTGCACAACCGATGATGGTTGTAACTGAGGGCAATAAGCCATGTTCTCTTGCGTCTTTGACAGTTGAGTTTCTTTCTTTCCCGTTCTTGCCAACGATGCGATAGGCTGGACTGCCATCGGGTAAGTACCAATGACCGCTCTCACTTGTATTCTCTTTCACTAACATACATCCCCCTGTTAAACATTACATTAACTGTAGTATTGCCATTCTATCGTCTGAGTTTTTAACCCTGTCGGCACAAGCCTGAACCACAGTCTTAATGACAGTTTCCAAGTCATCTTGGGCAAATCCGATGATGGGTACTTCTTCATCATAGCCCCGTTCTTGAAAGGTCTTGACTGTATATTTTTGGTCAATAAAGTCTTTAATCATGTGGTTCATAGTATTATTCCTTTGATATAGCATGGGCCTGTTTGTGATGTGAAGAACATAACCAAACTACATCAAGTGGTCTTGAATAGTCAGGATGATGTGCTTCAGCCTTTTCCCCACAACACCAGCAAGGCATACGCTGTATCAAGCCCTTTAATACAGCTCTTTTAACTTTGTTATTTGCATTTTTTCTTTCTTTAAAAATTTTTCTATATACATCATTTCTTAAACGATTAGCTTCTTGACGATGTGGGTTTTTACCTCGTTGCCTATCGTATTCCAATATGGCATCTCGATTTTCACCATGCCTGCGTTGAAAAACATCTTTTTTTGTACATTCTTTACATTTATTTAAATAACCATCAGCCATTTGAGAGTGTTTATAAAACCCCTCAAAAGGCTTTTGTTGATGGCATTTAAAACAAGTTTTCATATCAAAACGGGATGTCGTCCTCTATTGCTGCGTCTTGCAACTGCTTATTTACATCAGGTTTATTAAAGGTGTTGCGGTATTCGGCTGACAGCATGATTTGGTCTTTTAGACCTTGCGATAAGCTGTCAAAAACTTCTTGGTCAAACTTTTGCAAGTCAAACAATACGCAAGGGTTTACGCCTTGTGGCATACCCGCTTTCTGTACGATTGCGGGAACTGGGGTAATAGCCACCGCATCAGCGTAGGTATTGCCGTTATTAGCGGTTCTATGCTGAACAGTAACCATGCACCATTTATCTAACAAATTGCGTAAGTCAAAGCCACGCAACTCATCATCGGTAAATGATTTGCCACGCCAAGATTCCAAGTCCTTCCGTAACGAAGCCTTATCGCCTAGCGACAGCGTGTAGTTGCGTGTTTGGATAAGGGGTTTGCCCTCAATCTTTAAGTCATCGCCATGAAGCTCCCAAAAGAACTTCACTTTGCGTAGCATTTTGACTTGACCCATGTACTCAGATTTCTGTGTACCTAAGTCAATAATTCGGTATAAACGAGCTAGGTGCGACCCTACTGGGGCTACCTTAAACTCTTTTTTTTCTGTAGTTGTGCCTGTCACAATCATTGTTTCCCCCCAAAAATATTAGAAAAATCGTCAAAAATCGTACCCAAAATGGGGCTAATCCTACGCTTATTGGGTAAGCCACAATGAAACCTGATTAGGTCAATTTCTGCCAAAGTCAACATATCGCCATCCTCTGCCTTATCTAAAGCTATCTCAAGGCGTTCTTGGTCTGCCATCATTTCGTTATGTAATTGCTGTAAGTCATCCATAATCATCTCCAAAAGTAAACAGCTTATGCTGTACCACCATATTAAGGCAATTTAAGCGTTTGTGCAAATTTATTTGTAAGTGTTGGATAAATGTGACTATTTAATGTTAAGATAATTGAATGAAGAAAAAAGTGTTTACCGATAGCCAAATTATCGAGTTACTGGGTGGGCCTACCAAAATAGCCAAAATCTGCAAAATTAGCGTACCTGCGGTGTCTATGTGGAAAAACTCAGGTATTCCAGCCGATAAAATGGTTTATTTGGGGGCTTTGTTAGAACAAGAATCCAAAGGATTGGTAAGCCGTAAAGACTTATTTCCCGACTCATACCAGTTGATATGGCCTGAGTTGTGATGAGAACAGTTTGCTGGTTTTCTTGCGGTGCTGCTAGTGCCGTAGCTACAAAAATAGCCCTAAAAGAAGCTACAGGCGAAGTAGTTATAGCTTACACAGAGGTCAAAGAAGAACACCCTGATAACAAGCGGTTCTTAGCCGAGTGCGAGGAATGGTTTGGACAAAAGATTGAGATTCTTGGGAATGACTTTTACGACAGGTCAATTTATAGGGTATTTGAAAAAAACTATATCCGTACTCCCAAAGGTGCTCCATGCACTAGAGCCTTAAAAAAGCAGATTCGGGAGCGTTTTGAGAAGCCCACAGACAGACAAGTATTTGGCTACACCGCAGAAGAACAAGCTCGTTTAGACCGCTTTATAGACGCTAATGCTGATGTCAATATATGGACACCCCTTATAGATAAAGGCTTAGGTAAAGAAGATTGCCTTGCTATCCTTAAAAACGCCAATATTGAACTTCCAGCTATGTACAAGCTTGGGTATCACAATAACAACTGTATTGGGTGCGTCAAAGGTGGTATGGGTTACTGGAATAAGATAAAAGTGGACTTTCCTGAGCATTTTGACCGCATGGCAAAGCTCGAAAGATTTAAAAAGCAGACCATATTTAAAGACCGCTACCTTGATGAATTAAAGCCCACAGATGGAAACTATCCCCAAGAACCCAATATTGAGTGTTCAATTTTTTGTCAGATGGTTGAGCAAGATTTAAAATAGCGTTATACTAATGGGGCAGATTAGAACCTGTTTAGTAGAACTCCATTAAGACCCTTTTGGGTTGCTTTGAGCGTTTTGGAAAGCCTGTGGAGTGCTTCCTAAAGCGGTTCTAACTTAGAGCAACCCAAAGGGGTTTTTCTATTTCTGCTACCCGAAACGACAGGGTGTTAGAAAAAGTCGGGGATGGGCTAGAGGCCGATGGAGATTCAGCATCGGAGCGAGGGTCGACACCTGCGATAGCCGCCAAGATACTGGGTCAAGCCAGCTTGGGTAGAGTCGTTACTCGATACATCTCTTGACAGTATCGCCACTTGTGGCGTTGGTCGTTCTATGGGAAAAGAGCTTGCAAAAAGTTATATATAAATTATATATACCGACATTAAGTAACATTAGGGTTTATCCCTATATACCTTATTATTAAGTAAACTTAACCTAGCATTGTTTTTAACAAGGGGGAATTATGAAAACATTTAAATGGGTTGTAGAGTTTGAAGTAACAGAAACTTGGGTAGAAGATGGTTTTGAAATTAATGAAGATAGGGCACAAGATATGTTGGCTAACGCCTTACCTTATGCTTATGGGCATGAACTTAAAGCTACAGTAATTAAAGCACCTGACCCAAAATTGATTAAAAAAGCACAAGCTGCATAACTTACAGCCCCTACGGGGGCTTTTAAACTATGACTACCTTTACTACCGATGACCGCATAAACGCTTATAGCCATTACAAAATCTATGATGAGCATGGTGAATTAATGCGTACAGTAAAGACTAAGCATGAAGCCGAGCATTTAATA